GAGATTGTATATGTTGGTCATATTCCATCTACAACAATGCGTGTTCGTCGTATCCGTGATGGACACGTTCAGATCATTGGGCCAAAGGTTGTTTACTTCCGTAATTTTGGTGCTACAAATATTAATCCATTAACAGCAGATCCACGTCCAAATGAAATTATTCACTTTAAGGATTATTCACCACTAAATACATATTATGGTGTTCCAGATATTATTGCAGCGCTACCATCACTTATTGGTGATCAACTTGCTTCACAATACAACATTGATTATTTTGAAAACAAAGCGGTACCAAGATATGTAATCACTCTTAAGGGTGCTAAATTATCTGCTGATGCCGAAGATAAGATGTTTAGATTCTTGCAAACAGGACTAAAGTCTCAGTCACACAGAACTCTATATATCCCACTTCCTGGCGACAATGATCACTCTAAGGTTGAGTTTGATATGAAGCCAATTGAAAACGGTATTCAAGATGGATCATTTAAAGAGTATCGTAAGCAGAACCGTGATGATATTTTAATTGCTCATCAGGTTCCAATTTCTAAACTTGGTGGATCAGACTCTGGTATCGCAGCATCATTATCACAAGACCGTACATTTAAAGAGCAGGTTTCTCGTCCAGAGCAACAGCATCTTGAGAAGGTAATTAGCAAACTTATTAAGGAAAGAACTGATATTCTTCAGTTTAAGTTTAACGAACTTACTCTTACAGATGAGATTGCACAATCACAAATCCTTGAACGTTATGTTAAGAATCAGATTATGCTTCCTAACGAAGCCCGTGAAATCTTAGATCTTCCACAAGCAGATCATGGTGATACCCCGCTTGAATTAAGCCCAAGACAGGCTGCAGATTCAAGAGCAAATGGAAATCGTTCTAGAGATGCAGAGAGAACAAACAGCCAATCAGATGGCCCTGCAACTGTATCTGGACGTAATCCGAAGGGTGAAGGTAGAGCGTCTCAATAGTTGAGAAATCTACATAAACATTTGGTATAATGGAATACGATATGAACATAAATAAGGCTTTTTGGACCACTGACGGCGACAATGTTCGCTTATCAATGCCCTTTGGCAAAGTAGATATTGAAAAGAGAATTGTCTCTGGTTTTGCATCCCTTGACAATGTTGATAAGCAATATGACATTGTTACAACTGAAGCATCTTTGAGTGCTTTTGCAAAGTTCCGTGGAAACATTCGTGAAATGCATCAGCCTTCAGCAGTTGGCAAGATGATTTCATTTAAAGAAGAAAAATATTTTGATCCAGAATCAAAGAAGTTCTATAAGGGAATCTATGTATCTACATACATTTCTAAGGGCGCAAGCGATGCTTGGGAAAAAGTTCTTGATGGAACATACACAGGTTTTTCTATCGGCGGTAGAATGAACAAGTGGGATGATGCATATAATGAAGAACTTGATAAAGCAATTAGAGTTATTAAGGATTATGATCTTGTTGAGTTGAGTCTTGTAGATTCCCCAGCAAATCAATTTGCAAGTATTATGTCAGTTGAAAAAGTTGACGGCGTAGATACAATTAAAGGCGATATTGCTAACACAATTGTAGAAAATGTTTTCTATGATGAAGAAACAGGAATTGTTCTAACTTCTGATGAAGAAACATACGTTAGCCCAGTAAGTGGTAACGAAATGAAAAACATTGGTTTTGTAGAAAAAAATGACTCAGAAAAAGCAAATATGATAAAGTTCTTAGTTGATAGTGCTAAAGGCATTAATACATCTAAGATTACCAAGGAGGTAAACCCTATGTCAGAAGATACAACAGCAGTAGTTGATGCACCAGTTGCAGAAGCAGAAGCAGTATCCGCAGAGGTTGCTCCAGAGGCACAACCAACAGAAACAGTAGAAGCAGTCGTAGAAGCCGAGGCACCAGTTGCTGAAGCAGAAAAGTCTGATTCAATTGTGGAAGATAGTGCTACATCTTCAGCAGAAGATGCAATTCAGACTCCAGAAGCACCAGCAGCAGAAGACGCTGCAAAGGCTGACGATGTAATTGCAAATGCAATTGCAGAAATCAAGGAATCTGTTACTAATGCCTTTGGCGATCTAACAGCAACAATTAAGTCACTTGGTGATGAAGTTGCTAATATGAAGAAGTCTCTTGATGCCACAACAACTGATGTAAATCAGATCAAGGGTACTTTTAATGAAATTGGAAAGAGAGTTGATTCCGTAGAAAAGGACACCGCTTTCCGCAAGTCTGGCGATCTAGGCGAGATCGTGCAGGAATTGGATTCAACTCCAGTTCACAAATCCCTATGGGGCGGACGTTTCCTCAAATTCTCCGACCTATACAACTAACATAAAAATCACTAGGAGGTGAACAATATGTCAGAAGATATCGTAAAAAACTATCCAGGAACTACCGCAGCCCACGGGCATGATGGAACAGGTGCAGTCGCATCTGGTTCAACAGGTAACGCAGCAGCCATCGTAAGTGGTCGTGACGGCGTACTAGGTAATATTACTGGTGCAAATTACGGAACATCAGGTGCAAACGCAGTTAACCCTGTCGGTACACCAGGTGGTATCCTATTGCCTGAACAAGCACGTCGCTTCATTGATTATGTGTGGGATGCTACAGTTCTCGCTAAGGATGGACGTAGAGTTACTATGCGAGCAAATACAATGGAACTTGAAAAAGTTAACGTTGGTGAGCGTGTAATTCGTGCAGCAGCACAAGCAGACCCTACATTTACAAATGCAGGCGCAACTTTCTCAAAGGTTGAATTGACTACAAAGAAGATTCGTCTTGACTGGGAAGTATCAACAGAAGCACTAGAAGATAACGTAGAAGGTGGCGCTCTTGAAGACCATCTAGTACGTTTGATGACAACTGCTTTTGCAAACGACATTGAAGATCTTGCGATCAACGGTGACGGTTCAACAGGAAACTTCCTTTCAATCATGGAAGGTTTCGTTTCAAAGGTACAGGGCGGAGACTCACACGAGTCAATGGTCACTGTAGCAAACAACGCATGGACAACAGAGATTATGCAAAACATTATTCTCGCAATGCCACGTAAGTATCGTGCAATTAAGAACAACCTTAAGTTCTATGCAGGTACAGACGCATTCCAGGGTATCATTAAGAACAATGGTACATTGGCTGATGCAATCGCAGAAGCATTTGCTGGCAAGCCAGCAGGTACACCTGCAAACCGTCAGGCATACCTTGATGGTAACGCTCAGACATTTGGTGGAGCACGTACAACTCGTGTTCTCGGTGTTGAAGTCCAGGAAGTTCCTTACTACCCTGCAGGATACATTGATTTGACATTCCCGCAGAACCGTGTATGGGGATTCCAACGTGATATCACTGTAAACCGTTTCTACCAGCCAAAGAAGGACACAATTGAGTACACAGTATTCGTCCGCTTTGGTATTCAGTGGGAAGAACTTGACGCAGTTGCATTCGCAACAGCAGCAAACAACTCATAATCGCTAAACGATTGACTTGGGGGACGGAGAAATCTGTCCCCTTTAGTCATTCATAAGGAGAAGTAATGTCATATCCAGGAACACCTATTGATCATTCACACAATGGTGAAGGTGCAATAGTTACATTAGGAAATCCAGGAGTAATTATAATGGGTTCTAATGGTTTGCAAGTTAATACTATGGGAACCATTGGAAATGCAAACCTTGGTGATACATCAGGGCCAAACGCAGTTAATCCATCTGGTACACCAAATGGAATTCGTTTGCCATCACAAAATAATTTTGGTAGAGGAAGAAGACGGCGCTAATTCTGGTATAATGACATAGGAGGAACTAATGTCTATTATTGAAGATTTGTCTAAAAAGACTGTTATGGAAATAAAGTCTTATGCAAAGAAAAATAACATTGATTTATTTGGGGTAACAACAAAGGCTCATATGCTTGAGGTAATTGCTAGTTGGACTCCCAAAGAAGAGTCAATAGTAAAGCCAAAGGTAGAAAAAGGCAAAGATCAAAAAGTAGCACTTTTTTCAGACCGCAATATATTCTGGAACGGTGTTGGAGAAGTCGTAAAAGGCTATAACATTGTAACCAAGGAGGTTTCCGAAAAGTGGCTTACCCACGATAAGGTTCGCATAGCGACACCACAAGAGGTAGCAAAACACTACGGTAAATAATTATGATCATTCTAAGACTCCCACCATACCCAATTGAGGTAAAGTACGATGTTCCAGAGCCAGATACAGACTATCTGTTTACAATTGAGAATGCTCCAAAAACTATTGAGGTTTCAGAAACACTAACTTCTGATGCTAACTCGCAGATCACATTTGTTCTTACTGGAGATTTTATTACATACGATCATGATTACTCTGTCCAAATTTATGAAATTACTCAAGACGCTGAAGAGCATATTCTTGTACAAGATATTCTTAGCGTAATTAGACCATATGTTGATCCAAAGACTTTGGGGACAACGGCCACAGAAATTGCAGAAGCAACATATAACGAAAGAATTGCTAGAGCAATTGTTGATTCATTAATCAATCGTGGTTTTACATTTGAAAAGAAAATCCTTGAAGTTGTTGGACAAGGCACAGACTATATTCCTGTTTGGGGCACAGTATACAAGATTAATCAAGTTTATGAAAATGGAAAACTTGTATATGACATTACAGATACAGTAGACGGACCTGCTTTGGATGGTTTTAACTATGTCGTTACAAAAGACAGAACATCAATTGTAAAAGTTCCAACAGACTCTTCATACTATGAATCAAAAAATCGTGCAGAAAGAAAACCCCTCAAGTATAGAGATGCAGGCTCAGACTCATTTTATACATATGCTCCATATGAAAATTATGACAATATGTGGACAAATACAAAAAATACAGCAGTCGCATTTCCTGAAGGGGTTGACTATATAATTGATTATGATGCAGGGTACAAGGTTATTCCAAATGATGTACGTGATGCAGTAGGAATGATGATTGATGACCTTAAGTGTGGAAGAATGGATCACTATAAGTCTTATATTACTGAGTATGAAACAGACCAGTTTAAATTAAAATATGATTCTTCAAAATTTTTTGGCACTGGTAATATTATGGTTGATATTATTCTTGATAAGTATATTACAAACTTGCGTACACCAGGGATGTTGTAATGCATGGTTCAGCATCTGATTCTTGCGATACAACAGATTTTTTGTATCCAATGCTTGCTGATGTTTACTACGCAATAATCACACAAAATGAATATGGCAAGGCCGTAAAAGATTGGGTATTTGACAGAACAATTACCTGCAATGCACAGCCAATAACAAAAAGAACACAAGAAGAAATAAGCCCAGCAGTATTCCTTCAGTCAGATGGCAAACTTATAGCACGATCACGAACTGATATAAGAACATCAACCAAAAATAGCAATACAAGCATTACTAACATTTTAATAACAAACGTAAGGCTCCCAGGAGATAATATAGTTTATAGAGAAACCGCTGGAGTTAGAAATGGAAGAGGCACAATCTTTGAAGTTGCTACTCTTGAGCCATTTGTTGGTGGACTTCAAAGCATTGAGTACTACTATATGATGTGGCGTAGATCAGAAAATCAGACGGTTGAAGACTAATGAGAGTAAACCTTGATACAAGAGAACTTGAAAAAAAGATACTAAATGTGTATCAGTATTCTGTTGGATTTTTAGATGGAGCAAATAAGGGTAAAAGTAAATTTTTAAACAATCTCGGCATAGGAACAATTGAAGTACTAAAGCAGTACATTGATGCAGAAGCAAGATCAAACCCAAAATCATTGCATCACATTTATGAGTGGTATAAAACAGGAAGCCCAAGTGCAAGACTATACAATCTTAACTATACAGTTAGCAGTTTAGGACTGTCAATTAAATCAAAGTTTAGCCAGTCAACAAGTGTGTCAAACGGATCTTCTACACCATTTTATAATAAAGCAAGAATTATGGAAGAAGGTATTCCAGTTACAATTTCTCCAAGAAAAGCAGAAAAACTTGTATTTGAAATTGACGGAGAAGTTATTTTTACAGATAAAGAAATTACAGTATCTAATCCTGGAGGAGATTTTGTTCAGGGCTCCTTTGAAAGAGTCGTTGACGAATTCTTTAGAATGTATTTTAAGCAATCATTTTTACAGTCTTCAGGAATATATTCTTATATTCAGAACCCAACTCTATACAAGAAGAACTTTGCTTCAGGAGCAAAGGGTGGTAGATCTGTTGGTGTAGAGACTGGATTTAAATGGATAGCAAACGCAAGAATTGGAGCAGCATAATATTATGGCAGAAAGCGTAGCATTACAGACAGCATTTCCACCAGTTTTAATTAATAAGTATATTCTTGCTCAATTAAAAAGGTTTGAACTCTTGACTGGTATTGAGGGAATTGACCCTATTTTTCCAGTACAGTCAACAAACCTTGATGACCTATATACTGAGATTACAATAACTGGAGAGCCATTCATGATTTTTTGGGATAGGCTAATTAGATATGGCTCAGACACTAAGTATTGGAACAAAAAAGAGCAACTAGTCTATACCATCCACTCAGCAAGCGATATTCAGGGCATCAATATTTCCAGGGTAATTACAGAAGCCCTTGATCGTGAAGATGCAGCAGCCCAAGACGTAAATACCTGGCTAAGTGAGAACAGCGCTGACCTACCACCTTTAAATGTATTTTTCCATAATTTCAGGGTATTTCAGATTGATGAGACAAGAGATCTCCTAGAACTGGCCTCAGTAAAGTTTAACTGGAAGAATAAGATCATTATTGAGTACGACTACCACACAAATACCTCCCTGTACAATTAAAAATGCTGTTATACTGGGTTTGAGGAAACACAGCGCCAAAACAATTTAATAACCCTATTTA